GCCAACCGGGTTTGTAGTGGCCGATTGCGCCGCCTGCAACATATCGAATTGATCTTTCTGATCCGCCGCTCGAGCTTCGCGCCCAAACGTTTGCGAGCCGCGGCCAGCGCGTTCCACCGCTTTCAGCTGTTCCTGGCCCAAAATTGCACTTTGGAATTTGCGGAAATCGTTGCCGAAAATTGTGCGGATTTTGGCTTGCAGCTCTGGCTCTTTGTACATATTCAGCAAACGTGTCTGCCCGCTTTGGGTGTTTGCTGTGCTGCGCAATGAATCAATGGCGCCGATCCGAAACGCATCGAGCTCCGATTGCGTCATGTCACGCGTTAATTTGCCAAGCGCTTCGGCGGATTCGGAAAACGCGCCCTGGCCCTTTTCCACAGCTTCCTGCAGCTCGGCATATCCGGCAAACGTACTGCGCGCTTTGGCGTAATCGGGCGATAACGAATCCAGTTTTTTGACCAAATCGATGCGCAATTCATCGAGATCAATTGCCTCGTTTGTTCTGCCTGCCTTACGCGCCGCGCGCGCTTTATCGAACAACGTGCGCTTTAGCTGATCGGCCGAGGCAAACGGCAATTCGTCGCCTTCTACCAGGTCGCGCAATGCCGTTTCCTGTTCGCCGCGCCGCGTTGCGCTGCGCTGTGCGCCAGCCAGGTCAAGCTTTGCCCGGCCCAAAATCTTTTGCAGATCGGCATCAACCGGGAATCGAACCGTTTGCAGGGTTCGATACAACGGTCCGGCGTTTTCGGCTTGCAGCTTAGCCAGGTCAAGCAATTCGTCATCGGCAGATTTAGAAACGCCGGTAATGGTTTCTGCTGCGCCAATGATTGCCGGTCCGCGCTGCGATTCAATGCGGCGGCGCTGCATGTTGAGCCGTTTTGCCGCCGATCCTGGCATTTGCGACAACACATCGATTTCTGCCAGCGTGTTTTCGCCCGACGCGGCAATCGGCGCTTCACCGCCAATTTTCCGAATCCTGGCCGCCGCAATATCGGCGCCCTGGCCTCGCGTTGCAGCGCTTCCCAACCGAGCTTGCGCGTCTTGCTCGAGCAATTGCGCCAACCGTTCCCTGGCGTAATCTGGGCGCACATTGTAGCCGCCGGCACTTTCGGGAAGCATTCCCAATACGCCCTGCGGCAACCGCGACAAAATGGGCTGGCCGATGGTGCGTCGGAAAATATCGGCCCCTAACGTGCCAATACCGCCCATTATTGCGCCCGTCATGCCGCCTTGATACGCGCCTTGTTCCCTTTCCCCTTCCTTTGCTGCGCCTGCGCCACTTAAAGCGCCCTGGGCGGCAAAATCGACGCCAGCACGAGCAATGTTGCCAATCGTTGATGCGCCGCGACCAAGCGATAACGCGCCCGTAAACGGCGCCGTGACTAATCCGCCGGCAAATTCGGTTGCAGGCGCGCCCATCGGATAATCTGCGCCAAATTGACCCGTCGCGCCGCGGACCATTTCTCGATACCGCGGATTTACTAACCCAGCCAGCTCATCGGCAAAATTAAACGTTGCGCCCTGGGCAGCCGTTAAAGCGCCTTGGGCATACGGCGACATTTGCCGGCCCTGCATAAAAGCTTCGGGATCGGTTGAGCGGGCCTGGGCCGTCAGCAATTCCTGGTTGGATACAAGATCACGATTGACACGTTGACGCTGAACATCGCCACGCGATTTTTGTGCGCCTGTATCGCCTTGACGATTGGCGATTCGTGCTCGAGCCGCTTCCAACGCTTGGCGTTGCTCATCGGTCATCATCGCGAAAACCTCCGACGCTCCTCAATGGTCATTTCCGCCCATTCCATCGGCGAAACGCCCTCTGGCGGCCTCAGCGGCGGCAATTTGTAACCCCTGCCTGCCCCACCGGCCACGTTTGCAGCGACTGTCTCACGGTTTCTGCGTTTCATTTCGAGCGTTTTTTCATCGTCGCCCGGCTGCGGAATGTACTGTTGACGCGCTTCCGCAAATTCATGCGGTTGAATCGTCGCACCCGACTCACGGCGCAACGTTGCGTTAATGAAATTGCGCTCGGCCTGCAAAAATTGCCGGTTTTCGGGTGTTAACAACGGATTGCCAACGCCGCCGGGTAACCCTGCCTTGCCCCGAGAAACAAACGATGGCGCACCAATGGTGTCAAACACTGGCGAAGATTCCGCCATACGGTCAGCAAACCCGCGCTCTTTGGCCTGGCCTTCCGTTGTGGCTGTCGGCACCGGCGCAACGCCAGGAATGATGACCGGCGCGCCGCCTTTCGGATTAGGTTGGAAAAACACTTCTTGGCCAGCTGTGTTAATGCCTTTTTCTGGCGCGCCATACCGAACATCCACATTTGACGCACCCGCACGTTTTTGCGTAATGAGCCATTTGCCAAATTCTGGGTTAGTCGATGCCAAGAGAAATTCTTGCGCGCTGGTCGGCAATTTGGTTTCTGCCGGCGGTTTGCGCAGCACCGTGTAATCGCCCGTGCGTTTGAATTCGGCAGCGCTTTCGGGCGACGCTTCCATCAGCGCTTCGACGCTGACATTGGGCTCGCGCGATAGCATCAGCTGCGCATATCGAGCTGCAGTGGGCGATCCAGGCGACACCGCGGCCTGGAATAACCGCTCTGACCGCTCTTGCGCAGACGGCATGACAGTTTCGACCTGGGCCTGCTGCGAAATGTCTGGCTGATACGCACTGGCAATGCCGGCAAAGTCCTGGCTGGGCAACGCTTCGCCCGTGATCGAGCGAGTTTGCGGGCCGAGATCCGATCGCAGCTGCTGAAATGCCTGCAGATCTGCCTGGCGAGCTGCGGCCTCTGCGGCGTCAGCTTTTTCGCCCAGCTTTTTGGACGTATACGCGGCAAGCACTTTCGACAATGCGTTAGCGATCGATGGCTGCGCGCGAAATCCCTGGTACGTCGGCGTTTCACCGTCTGGCGCAAACGCTTGCTGCTGCATCATTTCCGCAAGCCGACGCTGACGCTCCGCTTTTGCGCGTTCGTCCTCGTATGGCGTCGTAAATGTTTTTTTAACTGGCATTCTCAAAATCTCCCCGGTAAGCCCCGCCCTGCGGCGTCACCATCCCAGGGCTCGGCGGGTAACCGCGGGCGCCTGGGCCTCGAGGTTGCATCATGCCGCCGATTTGCGGCGACATTCCTCCGCGCGGCATCGGCGGACGCATTCCCTGGGGCATGCCTTGCGGCGGTGGCCCCATTTGCGGCTGTCCCATGCCTCGGATCGGCGGACCGTAACCCATTGGCATACCGCCCTGGCGAGCTTGCGGCGGACCATTGAAATTCATGGCCTGCGGCGGAATGCCAGGATTAACGTTTGGCGTCGCGCCCGAATACATCAAATTCGGTTGCGGCACGTTTTGCATGTTGTTGCCAGGGCTGTTGAGCGACAAATTGCGCTCTTGGGCCGCCAACATGCGCGCCATTTGTTGCGGCTTACGATCGGGGGTAAATCCATCCATTTAGGTAATCCTCACAGTAAGCCGTAGTTAACCATCTTGAAGCCGGCCGGGTGTTCAACCACCGCCTCCGGCAACACTTGCTCAACCTCTTGCGCCATTACGCCGCGCTGACGTTGGCCGAATATGTCGTATTCGTAAATGCCGATGCCGAGCGGGTGAGTGCCGATGCGCACGATGTTGGATTTCAACCGGCGGTCGGATGCCAAAATCGCCGCGCTGCCGATCTGACCCGCCAAACCAAACAAACCCGATGCGTTGCTCGCCGCCTGGTTGGCTGCAATACCGTAACGCTGCATTGCCGAGGCATCTTGCGCTTGGCCTCCCTGGAAAATCGGAGCTGGTGCGACTGATACGCCGCTGTAACCCTGGAATTGCGGGATGTTGACCTGGCCGCCCGACAACAGCGCGCTAATTTCGTTGACCGGAATCGAGCGAATAGCCGCTTGTTGCGCCAGTGCCTGTTGCGCTGCCGTGTTTTGGAACTGCGCTCGAGCCATCGCCTGTTGATACGCCTGCTGTTGCGCAGCATTTTGAGCGCCGTAGTAATCCATCAACGCCTGTTGACGCTGTGCAACCGCTTGGTTGGCCAGCTGCTGTTGCGCCATCGTTTGATCGAAGATCTGCTGACGCGCCGCATTTTCGGCTGCCGTGCCGCCCATCAGTTGCGCGTAATTTTGCGCCGCGGCCTGGTTGCGCGCTTCTTGCGCCGCCATTTGCTGAGCAAATTGCTGTTGCAACGCTGCGTTTTGCGCTTCGGTTTGCTGCAACGATTGCCCGTAATTTTGCGCAATAGCCTGGTTGGCAAGTTGCTGCGCCTGTTGGCCCATGCCAAATTGCGCAAGCAATGCTTCGCGGTTAAAGCCTTGGCCTGCCAATGCTTGCTGATATGCCTGCGCTTGGGCAGCGTTTTGAGCTTGATTTGCCGCAATGGCTTGCTCAAAGTTTTGGCCAATCGCTTGGTTTTGAGCCTGTTGCGCTTGCTGTTGAGTGCCAAACGATGCGAGCTGTGCTTCTCGGCCAAACTCACCCGCTTGCAACCGCTGTTGGAAAGCCTGTTGCTGCGCTTGGTTTTGCGCGCCCTGGACAGCCAATGCGTTTTGTACGTTTTGACCCAGGCCGGTGTTGTACAAGCCAGCTTGCTCCATGCCCATGCCAAAGCCAGACAATGCGGCCTGGTTGGCAAACATGGCGCGCGATTGCTGTTCGTTAAATGCTTGCTGACGCGCGGCTTGGTCAATGCTGATGCCTTGCGCTGCCGCCTGCAGCATCAAATCGTTTTCCTTTTGCGCCTGGCCCATCATCGCGGCGTTGTACGCTTCGCCGCCAGGACGTAAACCCTGGTTAATAAGTTGTGTTTGCAGCTGCTGACGTTCGCCCATCAGCTGCGGCGATAATCGCGACAAAATTGCCTGTTGAGCAGTCATGCCGGCATTGGTCGGCGCTTGCGGCAACCCCGACACATCGATCTGCCGCTGCAGATCCTCTTGCGGAATGTACTGCGCGGCCTGGCCGAATTGGCCTTGTTGCAATGCTTGGCTCGGCCCACCGATTCCCGACAGGTCCAAGCCCTGCAAATTCAAACCCTGCGGGCCAGCGCCGGCTAACCCATACATGCCGGCAGACGGGCCCTGCTGAACACCTGGACCACCGTATTGAAATTGTTGCAGCTGTTGCGCCGCGGGCCCTGCGCCAGCAACCCCAAATGATTGCGCGCCTGGCGCCATTGCAGCCGCATACGGCGTAACGTTCGTCGTGGCTTGCTGAGCAGCTAGCTGCGAGGAAGGCGTGATTGCCGCACCCTGGATGGCGTTAACGCCCTGCGCCGATCCTTGTGTCGTAATGTCGTATGGCGAAATGACGTTGCCGAAAGGCACCGTTGGCCCGTACTGCAACGCCGGAATGTTGCTTGGACTAAACGCTGATGCAATGCCGAGGTTTCCAAGACCTTGGGCAGCGCCGGCAGCGGCTTGCGACATGTATTTGTCGGCAAGCTCTTGCGCTCGAATTGCCGCTTGCGCATCGGCACTTACCGTTTGCGTAACGGTCGGCTGCTCGATGTAGGACGTATATTGCTCTTGCGTCGGTTGCGGGACGCCGTATTGCTCGTTCTGGTATGCGTTGTTGCGCCAATCGGCTAATGCCTTGTTGTAAGCCTCGGTATCAACAGTTGGCGTTTTGGTCCACGAAACCGTTTGCGAGCCGGTTGGCGAATAAATATTCGGGTTGGACATGTACGCCGATTGTTTCGCGGCGGCCAAATTGGCCTCACCCTGCTTGATCGCAAGGGTTGCGTAATCAGGCGCTGGCGGCGGTGCCGGTGATTTTTTGCCCATACCGAGCCTCAATAAAACGACACCGATCGGGTGTCTGCGTCATAAAAACAATGTCTCCATCGGGAGCTGCGTTTTTAATCCGCGCTTCCTCTGAAAACCCCATCTTTCTGACCAAATTGAGCGCTCGGGTATGATTGCTCGAAATCGGTCCAATTATCTTATCAACATTTGCCACGTTGTAGGCATAGTCATACACGGCTGCCACATACGTCGGCGTTACCTTTTGCCAGGCGATGTGGCAAACCACCGATCGGCCGTTCCACATCTCAAAAATTGTGCCGGCGACCAGGCGCCCGTCATGCTCGAGCCCAATTGCAACGGACCGATCTGGCCAAAAAGCGCCATCGGTTTGCGCTGCTGTCCAATGGCCCACCTGCGGGCCGTTGACTATATTCCAGCCCATCCGAGTTGATACACCACGTCGGTTGATGCCCATTCCAGCGTCACGCCAATGCTGCTGGAGTTGAAAATAATGCCGCCGCAATAACCGATGCCCGACAACCCCACCACGTTGTTGTTGGCGATTTGGTTGCTACCCCAATAACCCTGGTCCCATTTCGATACGTCCCAAATGCCGTAATTGGTCGGGACGAACGACAATGCACCGAGGAAATCTTCGGTTTGAAAATCCACCGCAATGCCAACGCCAATCGTCGGTTGGCCATTGGAATAGGTTGTAGTGCGCCCGCGCGTAAAATACTTAACGACACCTCGGGTATCGAAATAATTAAACGCTTGTAATGCTCGAGTGTTGATGGCCTGGCCATTGTCGGAATAACCCGGCGAACTGCTTTCGGTTGTCCAAGCTCGAGCAACATAACCATCGCCGCCAAAATACGGATTATCGTTAAGCGACGCCCAACAGTTGGCATACCAGTTGGTAAACCGACACCAAGCCTTGGTGATGTTGTTCATCACAAACTGGACCTGGCCGCCCGTGCTAACCGGAATGTTGACAATCAGCGCATTGTTTAGCGGGTGATACAACATGCCCCAGCCAAAGTTGCTTTTATAAGCTTTGGCTGCCTGGGCAAATGCGCCCTGGATTTTGTCAGAGAGCGCGACGTTCGGATCTAAACGCGACGATTGCAGCGCGGACGCCATCGGAATAAGCCCGTCCAGCGTCAAAACCAGCAAATCGCCGCCGTATTTAAGCAAACAGCGCTTTGATATCGGTGCGCCAACCACCCAAACGCCGATTAGCGCCCAGGTCGATGCACTTGAAGGATCGGTGCCGCGGTAAACGATAACTTCGCCCTGGTCGGTGACAAAAACCAGGTTATCGTCAACGCCGTACCCCGCATCGATCGTCCAGGTCGCCATTGCAATTAAATTGCCGCCTAAATTGGCAACCGATGACAGATCCAGCACTGCAGCTGCACCGCCAACCGATGCAGTTGGCAAATACCAAGCTTTCAGCGTGTCTTTTTGGATAAACCAAATGCGGTTTTTAAACAACGTTGGCGCGGTTAGCGTCGTAGTCGTTACGCCCGTAATGGCTGGCGTTGATGCGCCATCGATTGCCGTCCAAGTCGTGCCGTCAAATAGCCTGGGTTTGTCAGCGCCATTGGCGGCGTACAAATAACTGCCGCCGGAGGTCGTAATGTTGACGTATTCCCAGCGACTGTTGGAAAGGCCGGTAACCTTGGCAGCGCCAACCGCACCCGCGGTAGTCACGTCATAAATGTTGCCGCCGACGATCGCAAACAGCTTGTTGCTAGCGCCCGCGTTGTATGTCATCAGCGTTTCGATTTGCCCGGTCATGCCAGTGGCGTGTTTGGTATAGCCACCGCGCAATGTGACGCTGCTCACGCCTGGAAAAAGATTGTCCAGGGTGACGGCATCGGTGGGCGCCATGTTTGCCAGGGCGTCTCGAGCGTTCCAGCCGCCAACGGGCGCCGGCAACGATGCGACGTTGGCCTGGGTACGCTGGATCAGCCGGCGGCGGACAGGCGAAGCCATTTAGGTGCTCGTACCGTAGCCACTGTCGGGGATGTTGTCGTAACCAATCAACACCGTGCCAGGGCGCGGCGCAAACGACAGATTGGCCGCGGCCAGATCCTGCGCCATCGCTGACTCGAGCTCCATCAAGAAATCGCGATACAGCGCTGTCGTATCAAAACCCTTAGCCTCAAAATACTTGAGTTTGGTCATTAAAACCATAACGCGGTCGGGATAAATGCAAGTGTCATCGTCAGCCGTAAAGCTGTTTTGAACGATGCCCGAGGCGTTGTATGCCCAGCCCTTGCTGCGGTATTCAAAGCCCAGCAGCTCGCCTGCATTCATGCCTGGCCAGATCTGGAAGTATTTGCCGAGCAAACGCCAGCGAATACGCGGGCCGGTCGAAATGTAACCGCTCAGCAGCCATTCCCATTGTTGCGGCGACTCTGGGCCAAGCATTTCCCAGCGCTTTGATTTATCCCAATGGGTGCGGTTGACCGTGCTGTAGTAATCAGTTGGTAGGTCGTATTTAACTTTTTGGAAAATGACCTGGCCATTTACCACCGTTGCGGTGGTTTGATAATTCAGCGCAACCGAGGTTGGGCCAACCGACGTAATGTAGGTCGCATTGGGAATGCCGACGCCCTGTACCTGGTAAGTCGTGTCCAGCCCGGTGGTTGACGCCAAACCAGTAATCGCCGCAACGCCGTTGACCCAAGATCCGGTGGCCGTCGTGGCCTCGGTATAAAACGTGTGCTGACGCGTTAATTCCCGCCATTCAGCGCGACGAAGCAGCTCGTATCCCGAGGCATTCATCAGTGCAAGCAGCTGCACCGTTTCCTGGCTCTGGTTGCCCGCAACGGTAGCCGGCGTCGGAATGCCCAGCTCGTTGGTGCACTCCTGGATAAGCTGAATCATCGTGCTGCCCATGGCTATCCCTCAGTTGCGATTTCTTTCGGCGGTCGCCCGCGACGCCGCGGTTCATCGGCACCCATCAGTTGCGCCATTTGCGCCTGCAGGGCGGCCAGTTGTTTCTTGGTATCCTCGAGCTCGGCGCTCGATTCTGCTTTGTTTTTACGCTGCAAATACATGCGGGCGCGCTCACGCAACCCGGTTCCGCCCATGCCCACGCGCTGCAGTTGCGAATCCGAAGCCAAAGCGAGCTGCTCAACGGTCATAAACTTGAGGATTGAGAGCTCTGCGATCTGGTCGCGCGTAATTTCCTCGGGCGCATCACGCAGCCAGCTCGCAAACGGAGTGCCGATCTCCGACGCCGCTTCCTGGTTTTGCTGCATTTGGTAATACAGCCATTGCCGCGGGAACCGCTCGCGGTGATGGTCGCGGGCAGGCTGTTCGATGATGTTGGTTTTGTCACCCGGCGTCTGAATGCGGATATACACCTTGCCCTTGTTGGGATCAGTGTCTTTCGCGAAAAACTCAACGTGCAGCTGAGCGTCGGCGTTATTGATATCGCTATCGAGGGGCATTGTCCTTTCTCCTGTGGGGATTGGGGCTAGAGATTGTTGACCTGGGTGACGGTACAAATCACTGACGGAATCGCGGGCCATACGCTTGTGGCGCTGGCTGCCAGGATTCTAACGTTAGTTGAGTCTGCCGCCCACATCAGTTGCACATAATCATTGGGCTCTAAACCAATGACAAAATTCCAAGCTGCAACGGTGCGCGCCGAGGTGCCTTGCAACGCAACCGTGCTCGCGGTGTTGGCTACATTGGTGCCGTTTTTACGCAGCCAAATGTAAACGTTTGCCGTGCCGCCCGAGGTTTGATCAAGCTGAGCCGAAAATTGCACGTTGTACACGCCTTGATCGTCTACGACCAAATGCGACGTGGGCGAGCCTCTATTTACGCCGTTTGACGCATCTGTGGTGTTGAACGTCATGGCGTAGGCGGTGTTAATTGATGCCGCCGTCTGAATTGTTAAATCGCTAAACGCACCGTAATGCAGGATCGGCACGGCAGAGTTAAACCCCTGCAGCCCTTCCCAGCGGCTGTTGCTCACTGCATAAAATGCAGCCGAGCAAGCGATGTTGACCGTAGCCGATGAACCGCCATCGATCTGCGTTGTGGATTCGTAAGGGTAAACCGTCAGCGCATTGGCGCCCGAGTTGGTCACCCAGATCGTTTCGCCCATCTCAGTCGGTGGCAGCTTTACGCCTGCGCCAGAGCCGACAGTCGAAATGTTGTTGTAGACGTAGGTGATGGCAGTTGCATTGCCTGCAGACGTGCCTGCGGCCGTTATAGAGGCATTACCGTCGCCACAAATCGAAACCGTGGAAAGTTGACTGATGCCGGAGCCTAGGACGCGCGAGGGAATGGCCATTACGCGGCCATTTTGCGTTCGCGTCTGACGCGCAAGATCTCCGCGATCAGACCAGGGCCGTATGCGTTAATGTGCACGTCGGCCATGACTTCGTAAACCTTTTGGAATTCATTGGCCTGCTGCGCCATTGCCAGGTTGCAATTAAATTTTTTGCCATCTGGGCCGCCTACCCAAATATCGATGGTTTGGCCAGCCATGTCGCCCGTAAAGCGCTTGCGGCCGTTTGCATCGTTGCAGCTGTCGTATCCATACAGCTCAAACTTGCGGTAGCCCATGATGTAGCCGATGTTAATGGCGCGTAACCCCGAGGTTGTGCCGCCACCGATCGCTAATTTCCCTGGGCCAATCGCCTTCATTTCCGGCCCTTCCGCCCAGGAGTGCCACAACAGTATTTTCCTGCCCTTTAAATGCTCAAACGTGAGCGGCGGACACCTCGAGGCAGCCATGTAAACCGTGTGATCGTTCAAACGCTGTACGCCGCTTGTGCGGTCACGCGGATCGAGGTTAACCCAAAGGTCGGGCTCGATGCCGTTTTCGACCAGGAAATCGTGTGCGGCCTTTATAGCAACGATTGGGCGCCCCATTGCCTGGTGCGCTCGGATCGATTGCAAATAATCCGGCATTGACCACCCGCTCGCCACCAGCACCATGGTTCCATCGTGCTTGATGGGAGCGAGGGCCAATTCTGGAAGATTACGGGCAAGCGCCGAACGAATGTTGGAGCACAGCTCCTCCGACGTTCCAGCCGCCTGCACCGTAATCTCCAGAGGTTGCATTAGGCGTTCAACCCCGTAAAGACGTGCGGATAACCCGCAACGCAAGTGGGAGCCGAGGCCGATGCTGCCGAAGTTGTCGCCACAAGACCCGCGATCAACCCCGCCGTGACGGTGGCATCGTCGAGCGAGCCGGCCGTGGACGTGGTGAACAACGGGACATTGGGCTGACACGCCGCCAACACTTTCACGCGCGGCTTACCGCCGATCTGCACCCAGCCGTAATAAGCCGAGCCGATCGACGTTTGAGCAAAACCGATGACTTTGCTCGAGGCCGAGTTGGTGGTGGTCAGCGGAACAACGGTGTTATCTACGCGGACAGAAACCGCCGAGTAGGTCGCACAGTCGGAACTCGCTTGCACATACACAGCTTGACCGCCATCGCTGAGGTTGACGGTCGTACCAACGGCAAACGAGGGCGAAGTGTCGGTGTAATCAAGTGCAACACCGATCAATGCACTGGTTGAGATAGACATGTTTTCGCCCCTTTAGTCAATCAACACGCCTTGGAATTGGCTGCCCGAGCAGGTCAAGTTACCCGCCCAGCCAATCAATTTCACAATGGCATCTTGGTTAACGGCCTGGCGCTCGCCACCGATCGGAACAAAGTTGCGATCCTTGTGGGGGCGGAACATCAGGTACTTGGTATTTAGGAACCACATGTGATTTGCGTTGCCGCTACCCGAGTTATACGTGGACGAGCCGATACCGCCGTCCAGCACAACATCGGACGCCATGCCGGCGCCGTAATACTTGAGCGAAGCAAAGCCTGCGCCAGCCATGCCCGAGCCAGACTCGGTAATGCGCTGGATGGCCTGCAATGACTGCAAGTAATAGCGATAGTAGTTGTTATCCGCAACGATCAGATCCGGCTTGTCGGTGCCGCGGATCAGCTGCACGGCCAGGGCGTCCATGTAGCCCTGGATGGTCGTGGACGAAACCACGCCCGAACCGCTCACCGATGCGTCGAACACTTTGGACTGCCAGAATGACCAAACGGCGCGGTTGATGCCGCCGTAGGTGCCGGTGGTCGGATCATCGGGCACAGCAGCCGCAAGACCCGTGAGGTTCTTGCCAGCGTTGCCGGTGCCATCGCCATACAGGTCACCGCTGATGCGGTTGGCGAGCTGCGCTTCCGCCACTTCCATGCGGCCGTCGAGCAAATCAATGATCGCTTCCTTACCGCTGTTCTGAATCATCTCGAGGCCCGAGATGGTCACAGCCGAAGCGTACTGGGTGATCGAGAACTGCGCCGAAGAAATCGGGCTGTTCTGACCCACGTTCAACACTTCATAGCCAGAGTAGCTGTTGGTGTTGTTCGTTGTCGGATCGTTATACATGATTTCTTGCAAAATCACGTTACCGCCGGAGAACGTCTTAATGTTCCCGCGGTCCTTGAGGCGACGAAGCAACGCGTTGTTGTTCGTCACGTTGTCAGCGAGCTCGCCACTACGGCTTTGGATCGTCGTAGCAATGATGTCGCTGATGCTTGAGTTGGCAAATGCCATTTGTTTACTCCTTCATCAGTTAGTTACAAACGCGACTCGGTTTCTGCAAACGCATCTTCCAAGATCGCGCGACGGGTTGCTGCTTTCGGAGCCGTGTTTACGCCGGGTGTGGCGCTTCTGACACTCACTGCTGCTGCTCTTGCCGCTTTCGCGGCCTTATTTGCATCGCGGGCCTGCTTGCCGGTGATTTCGGCCTGTTGGGCTTCCATCAGCTGCTTACGCAGATCCGGGTTGCTCCAGAGCGCTTTTTCGTATGCTTCTTCGAGCGTTTCCGCTTCACCGCTCTGTAGGAGTCGGATCATCGACGGTCGAACTTCCTCAAAGTGCTCTGCTTTCAAACTAAATTGGTTGATCTCTGACAAGAGCTGCTGATTTTGTTGCATCTCTTGCTGTTGTTTCCAGCCCATTACCTCGCCGCGGACGTTGTTCAGCTCATTTTGGAGCTGCCACACCAGCGGATCGACGGTCGCCTGCTGCGGCATTTGCCCAGGTTGTGCGGCTTGTGCCGGCACTGCGCCCAGGTTGATGCCATAGGACTGCGCAAGCTGATAAAAAAGCGCGGTACGGGTTTGCGGGTCGCTGGTGCGCAGTTTGTGATCTGCCTCCATCAGCGCGGCCACCGCCTTATCCGGCGTTAACCCCATGCCCTGGATTGTCGGCATGTACGGTTCAATCGCTTGTTGCATGGCGTCAGCGAACTGCGCCTTGCTCATTACCTTTTCAACACCCTCGCGCATCTGTTCTTCGCGCTGCCAGACGTATTCCTGCAGCCGCGGATCGGCTTTCGCCCAATGCTCATGCGCAAACTTTTTCCAGCTTGCGGGCGGACGTTTCCAGACCGGAGGCTCTTGCTCCTCCGTCTGCTCGGGTTCCTGGGCAGCTTCTTGCTGCGAAGCTTGATTGGCCGATCGGAACCGACCGGATTCATCGCGCACTCGCTGTGCTGGTGCTTCTTCGCCCTTTTCCGCTGCGTCGAATTGTTGCTCGAGCAACGCTTTGCGATCGGTTACCTCGGGCGCAGAGGTGTCCTGCTCCAAAGTTGACTCGACCGTGTTGTTAACGTCCGTCATTACCCTCTCCTGTGGGGATTGGTGAAATTGGCGTCCTGGCGCAGCTGACGAAGCAAGCGGTCGGCCTGGTCATTGGTCAGCCGGGAATTGACAATATGCTTTAAACGCTCGAGGCGCGTGTCTTTGGGCTGCTCGCGGCGTACATGCTTGGCCGGATCTTCGTTACCCACCTCGATGCAGTTATTCGCCCGCAAATGCGCGCGGTGCTCGGATCTCGAGGTAATCATGCGGCCATCAATCATACTTTTGTATGGCTGAATGTCCGGCATGACGTAGTGATAGCGGCCCTTGGAATCGCGCTTGCGTTCCACGAATTCGCCATCCATGTAAACAAACGTGCGTTTCATTGCTCGTATGGCGGTGTCGGCATGGTTTTGCCCATTTGGGCGATGATGAGCTTGGTTTGCGCATCCAGGTCAGCCTTGTACCGATCGGCTGATTGCTTGGCTTGCAGCTCCGCGGCTTTGAGGCGCGCGTCGAAATCCATCTTTTGTTGCTCGAGCGCCAGCTTTGCCTGGTTACGCAGCTGCTCCATTTGCATTTCATGCTGCATTTTGGCCTGGGTAAGCGCCGATTCCATTTGCATTTTGGACGCTTCCATTTGGCCCTTCGCCTGGAGCTCGGCCTGTTTGCCCTGCTGCTGGCTGTCGGGACCGCGTTGCTGGGCGGCAGCCACCAGCTGCTGCAGCGTTTGATCGATCTGACCCTCGATCGGGCGCGCGGCCTTGAAAGCCTGCATGCCAAATCGCAGCAGCTCCATCATCATCGGGACCATTTCGGGCGATGCCTGGCCAACCGGCAATGCCTGGGCCAAAAATCCACCAAACGCTTGCAAGAATTGCATGCGGTCCTGTTTGTTCTGGTTTTCGTCGATCTGCACCAGGCTGTCGGCTGCAATGTCTACCCGGAAATTGCGCAGCGGTTTATTGCGAAGGAGCTCAATCGCTTGCGGCACCAGCTGCTGATCCGCCGGCGTCATTTGCTCAACCGCGGCGTACATCATCAGCGTTTCGGGCTGATAGTGCTGGCACATGATCTGCGCCTTAATGCGAATCAGCTCCGAGGCATATAGCGCAACATCTTCCTGCATGCTGCGCAGCCTTAGCCCCGCGTATTGCCCTTTGATTTGTTGCGCCGTCGCCGTTTCCGAGGCGTAACTTGCGCCGCGGATAATGTCGCTGATTCCCGTGATTTCGTAGATTTGCGACTTGATATCTTCTCGGGCGCGGTAGCACTGGATGAGGGCGTTGGCGAGGGTGTCGAGCGGAAGGAGGTCAATGCTGCCCTTAAGGCCGCCTTTCTCGCTGAAAGCCATCCACTTATCAACAGGTATAAGTGCATTGTTATCACCTTCCGTAAGCAACCGCTGCAGTGTCGGCTGGCTGGCGTCGTACACGCCGCGCACCCGCAACGCTTTCACCAGGCCATCGATCCGGTCCGACAGAATATCGAGCTCCATGGCTTGATCCTGGTACAGGATGAAATCCGGCACCGGCACCAAGGTATCGCTGGTCGTTGTGGCATACAGCGGCCGCGGGCAAGGGAAAAAGCCCTCGAGCTGCAACGGATCGTCCCGCACGTCGATGATCTCGGGCAGCCCTTTGCAAAACCAATAAACCTTTTGCGTTTCTTTATCCCAAAGCTCGCAAATCTTCGCGCGGTTATACGTTCGCTTGCTTTCGTTGTACGCGTTGAGCGGTTCCGGTCCTTGGTCGAGCGGGATCTTGCGCGCCGCTTCCTCGCCAAAACGCTCGATTAGCGCCTCTCGAGTCATATAGACCCAGCGCCAAACCTGGGTGACTTCTTCCCAGGTGCGGGCTTGCGAATGCCCGAAATCGCGCCAATGCACGTAATCCTCAGGCGAGCGCTCAAACTCGATCTGTTCCATTTGCGGCGGTGCGCCTTCGCCCGCCTCAATGTCGCTCGTCACCGATACGCCGTCATCTTCGACGCCGATCGCCGATACGTGCGGCTCGTATCGCACCCACGATGTTGCTCGGCCACCGAGGAATCGATCCTCTACCGAATAGCTCATCGTGTTGCGAAACGTCGGGAAATGCTCGATCTCGTAGTCGATCGCGCGCTCGAGGATCTGTGCGGCAACCCGACCAACCTGGTCATTGTCGCCAAACCGGCGCGAGATATCGGCCTTTGGCAGCTTGGCATACACCGCGGGCTTGAGCGTTTGGACGTTGCTCCACAAAATGTTGAATTTGGCCGCTTCGTTGCCGGTCTGGCCGCGGTTATCGTCGCGATATCGCTTGATGATCTTCTTCGTGCGCGCTTGCCATTTCGCAAATTCGCTGTCGTAAGCGCCAATGATGCGCAAATACTTGTCGATTTCTGGGCTTGCCGGCTGTTCCATGACGCTTATCCCTTGTTTCGAGCGCTGATGGCGCGGGCCTTTGCTTTGGCGTCCTCTTTGCTCGAGGCGCCCCATGCGCGTAATGCCAATGCCAACCTCGTCGGCTTACCGTTTTTCGCCATCGGTCCTGGCATGTTGCCCATTCGCGCCAAAAACGATGCGCGCCGCGGGTTATCGCCGGCTTTCACCGGGGGCTTTAACGTACCGCCCGTTTCGCGGTGATAAGACGCGCGGCCCTTGGCGTTTAATCCGCCTTTCGGGTTTTTCCCTGCGCTTCGCGTCCAGGCTGCCGTCATTGCTTTGCCGTTTTTGCCGATTGCTTGAAAGCCGCCGCGGTCGGCGCGCCTGCTTCACCAGGCTTTCGGGTGCGCTCCACCGTTTCGCCAGCAGCTCGTTGGCGTTTCTGCCGTTCCTGCTTGGCTAAAATGTTGGCATACAGCCCTGGCTTACTCATGCGGTAAAGAATCCAACCGCCAGCACCGCCAGGCCTGCACCTGTCGTGATTTTCCACGGACCGCTTGCCGATGCCGCGTTAATCTCGAGGCTGTACACGCCGATCGGCGTATTCGCTGCCATGGTGAGCACCGTTGTGCTGCCATCGAGCAACGTGAGGGTGGAGCTGCCGGCCGTGGTCACGGTGACCACAATGCGGTGCAGATAATCGCCCACCGCGCCTGTACCACCCAGCACCTGGGCTGTTTGCGATGCGGCAACGGTTTCGTATGGATACCGATTGGGGCTCACAATGCTCATATTCGGGCTCTCCTGGTCACCGATCGATCGTGGACTTGCCACATATCGTTTAACGTCACTTTGTTTTCGGGCCCGACGATTAGAGCTTTAGGCTCCGCTGGTGCCGGGGACTTGTCGCCATGTTCTTGCCATGATACCGCAAGCATACGAAATGCGTCTGCAGGGTGGCTAGTCCAATCATGTCGCGGGCTTTGACGATACGCTTTTTTATCCTCGTCGTACTCGCGCTGGTACTGCCGTAACGCCTCGATGCCTTCGCGGCACTTTTCAGCGTCAAACCAAACGCGCGGCAAAATCATGCGCACCGCCTGGATGCCCGATTGCAAACCAATGTCCGGCACCACCGTGAGCTTGCGCAGATCAAGGTAGCTCGCCAGCTGTTCAACGATCGATTTGCCCGTTTGCAGCGATTTCGCTCGAGCATCGTGCGGCAGGAAATGCCGCTCATATCGATAGGGTTTGCTCGTCACAAACTCGGCAATTTCGTGAATGTCGGCGCCCGACACAGCGTAAAAATCGATGACGCGGATCTCGCCGCGGTGTTGCTGATACCACCAGATCGCCGTGTCATCTCGGTAACCCAGGTCCCAGGCGGTGTATACCGGCAGATCGGGATCGTGATCGACCTGGACCACGCGCCCCTGCTCGGTTGCCAGCCGCATCTCTCGCCCGTAAAAAGCTCCGAGGCCAAGGCTCGCCTCAAACGAGCACTCGTATTCCTGCAGATACTGGTCCTCGGACAATTGCGCTTTAGCGGCCGCTAGTTCACCGCTAGGGAGTAGCCCGCTAGTCGAGGCAGGCAAACGCAGCAGGAACCATTCGTGCGGCAGCCGCTGAGCGGTGTCGTAAATGTCGTAAAACTGGTTGCGGCCCTTCGGCGTCGAGGCAAACACGCACCAACCTTGCTTGTCGCTCAAAGCCGGTCGGAGCACGTTACCGAACACGCTGGGCTTGAAGTCAGAATATTCGTCACAGAATACCCCGCTGAATCCCAAGCCTCTCATCGCATCGGCGTTGTCAGCCCCGTATAGCCGGATCTGCGCGTCGTTTACCAGAGTGATCGTCAATTCCTGCTCGTTCGTTGCCTTGATGATCGGCCGAGCGAAATCCTTAAAGTATTGCCAGGCAATGCCCTTCGCCTGGGATCTGAATGGGCTGATGTAGGCGAATAGCCCATACGGGCCCTGGTACGTGATCGCTGCTCGAATAATGTCGTTGACGGCCGCTACCGTCTTGCCTGCGCGGCGATGAGCGACCAGGCAGGCCCAACGTTGGGTGCGATTGTGAAACGCTAGAAACGCGCGCCGAGGCTCGTAAGGGAGCTCTATTTCGGTTCGCGCCATTTAATCACCAGCTCTTGTGGGCCACCGTCCTGGCCGGTGACTTCTTGGCGAGCCAAATCGGGCGCCACTTTGCGCAACAAGATCTCGGCAGCTTTGATCTGGGTTTGCGACATTTCCGCCTCCCCCAGGGCATGCTCATGCAGCCGGTTAACCAAGCTCGAGGCCTTGATGCGTAACCGCCAGTTATCGCGCAAGGTCGTATGTATTTTGCGAGCAGCCATGTAATTGATTTCAGTTGCTTTTGCGCCACATACCAAAGTTAATCACGCTTCATGCGCTTCATGGCTTCGGCGAGCTTTTTGCCTTTGTCGGCCTTATTGAAATCCTGAGCCACGCTTTGGGGGATGCCGGCGCGTTTAGCGAATTGGGGATCGTGCGCAGCAGCGGCCATGAACCGGCGTTGCTTGTTGCTCGAGCTCGGCATATCAGCGTGTCGGTTTATTGCCTAACACGGCCCGGTTTAGCGCATCCGCTAAAGCCTGGCCCATGCTGTCGCTTTCTTCCCAATGCGACGGCTTAGTAGGTTGCAAAGCCTCGATAGACTTTCTCAGAAATTCTTTTCTCGGCTCTGGCTTTTTCGAGGGCTTGGTGTAGTTCATCTCGCACCTTATTTTCGTCTAATTTGGGTAATTTATCCAGTGAAGAAACCACGGCGTTACCTCTGCCGCGGCTGTTATCAATCACCACCAGGCGGAAATTGGGGTTGTCGCCGTATTCCTTTTGCAGCTTTTCCATTACGTCCCTGGAGCCGATATGGGTGTTCAGATGCTCGGTAATGGGGACAGTACGGCCTGTGCCAAATTGCGCCTCTTGGTCCATTGCGCGCGTTAATGCGCCCTGGTCCAGCGATTCCACCGGGTTGCGGTAAGTAAAAAACACCTGGGCGCGGCGGCCCGACTTCAGCACTTCATCAACCTTTTCCTTGGCTGAACTAAATTTGTTCATGTTGGTGTCGTACTCGAGCTCGGCACGGTCGATCCTGGGATCGGCTTCCCGCAAACCCTTTAAGCCCGAGGTTTTGCCGGCGCCCGTACCGCCTGCGGTAAATACCACCAGGGGCTCTTTCCCTGGCGGCGTCGGTTGCGCCATGCGTTCTGCGAATACGCGCTTAATGAACGCGCTGGAAGGTTCGTGTACGTCCGCAGAGCGGGTGCGGTCAGCCAGGTAATCGGGCGAGAGCTCACGGGCTGTGTCGGTGTTGAGCACCTTGCCGCCCTTGGTCTCCGGTATGGCTGCGTAAGCGGCTTTCAGCCCTTCGTAGTCCTTGGCTAGGCGGTCGAAATATCGGCCCTCTATCGCCTTGTCGATGGTTTTAATGGCCGTTTTGCCGCCCTTCACCAGGCCGCCAACCACTGGAACCATGCCAACGCCTGCCAGCAACATGCCGAGCTTGTCGCCCTGGCGCCTGGACCGCTCGAAATCTCGAGCGCTTTGCGGCACAGCAAGCGGCGTGAATCCCAGGGCAATGTCGGCCGCCACCTCGGCGCCGGTTTGATTCTGCGGCTGATCCAGGCTGGTCATGCGCTGGAGTGCAGCGACCATTTCCTGGCGTCGGCTCATTATTTGAACCGCTCCAGCTTGTAGATTAACGCGCTAATTTCGCCCACGATTTCATCGATGATGTTCTGCAAATCGGTTTCTTGCGGCAAATCCTTGCGGATGCCTTTTACAAACGTCAGCAGGCTGTTGGCGTATTTCGCCGCGTCCGCCTGGACTTTAAACCCGTCTGGATAATCGTTTAGCGGGATGATGCCGAAATGCCCCTGGTATGCCTCTGCATATTTGTCGGCCAGGTCAATGATGTTTTCGTAATAATGACCCAGCGCCTTGTGGGCGGCGTAGCTCGCCGTCTGCAAATGCAAAAAGTGGGTTGCCGTACTGCTGTGCAGCAACACTCCGACAAATTCAGCCGCGGTTTTGTGATTAGCCATTTCAGCACCCTTTTTGCGGTTCTTTGCGAGCCTACTGCTGCGTTATTGGTTCGTCAATGATACCAAATGCCGCGGCAAAATAAGCGCAACCGTGCTTTCATCCGGCAGCCCGTGCCGCTCGAGAAGCTCCCGCTCAGCCGGGTAAATCAACATGGCGGCCTGGTATTGAAATTTCATGGCGTTGGCGACGCCTTTCTCAATTCCCTCAAAATCATCCAAAACCACCATCGAATCTTTGTGCAGCAACCTTCCAAGGTGCTGAAAATCGTCTTTTTGCAAACGCCCATCCAAAAACAACAGGTCAATCGCCGGCTGCAGTTTCTCAAACATATCGGTGCTCGAGGTCATGGGGTACTGATTCACCTTAAACGGCAGCTTGATATCGTTGCTGTAATCGCATGTGTGCACTTCCGCACCGCTTGATGCCAAGGCCAGCGTCGATTTGCCAATAAACGTACCCACCTCAGCTACGCGCTTTGGCTTGAAATGCTGCACCACCGAATACAAACACCAAAATGACGCCACCGAAATGCTGCCGGTTGGCTGTTTCGCCGTCGATCGTAACGCCTCGAGCATGTTGAGCTGCTCGACCCAGGGCATCTTCGGGTGGCTTACCGTATTTTCTAGGATGGTTTCCCAAACAATGCGGCTGATGCGTTTGCGATTCAAATTAACCATGGTAAATTCTCCTTATGTCAACCTTTGTTTTCTTTCACGTTGGGCCCGACTTGACGATGCCAACCGCCATGGTGGCGTCGCTTCGGAAACATAACCCTGGCGCCGAAATTATCCAGGTCACAGACCATCAAACGCCGACCGTGCCAGGGGTAACCTGGACGCACCCGACCGCGGGTGACCCGCAGCTGTTGATGCTGTGGCGCACAAAAGCGTTTGCGGCGCTGCAGCTTGAGCAACCCGCGCTGTACATGGATACCGACATGATCGTGCGGCGTCCGCTGTTCCCAGAGCTGCTCCTGGGCGAAGCGGTCATCGCGGTAACGCGCCGATCGTTCCAAAAAGACGCGCCGTTTAACGTCAAACAACGCGGCCAGGATTATTCGGAACACGCTGGTAAATCCCTGGACGTGGCTTATCCGTACATTGGTTGCTGCACGATTACGCCCGATGCGGGTGCCTGGGAAATCCTGGCGGAAATGTACGACCGCCTCGAGCCCAAATTTAAAGCCTGGTATGGCGACCAGGAAGTGCTGCGTGAATACGTTAACCAGCTTTGGCCTGGTAACGTGGCGCACTTGCCCGAGCATCAGTACGCCTGCCTGCCCGAGCACATGGATACGCATACGAATCCGGTGATTGTGCATTACAAAGGCAAACGCAAAGAGCTGATGTTCAGCGAGCAAGCTCGGGCCTAATCGCCGCGGTGTAACGTTCCATCAGCTCCCGCACGGTTTGTTCGGGATCTCGAGCAACGTAAAACTCGCCGCGCGGCTCAAATACTGCGCGAAATTCTTGTTGCCCTGGGCGCAGCCGGCCTTTGGCGGTTTTGATTTCAACCCAACAGATCCAGGGCATTTTATCCGGTAATGCTCGAGTTACTAGGCGATCGGGTATGCCACCGCCCGCTGCAGCAAAATCGTGCACGGTGAAGCCTGCGGCGCGTAATGCCTCACCGATGATGCCATCGTTGGCATCTCGCTTGGCCGCCCATCTCATCGTTTAAAAATCCACATTTGCTTGTAATACCGCATTTCCGTAAATGCGCTCACGCCCGCGTCAATTTCCCGCGACAACGCATCAAACATCTGCAGAATGATCTTGCGATCGTTGATCAACGATTTGCCAAAATGTTTATTAAATTTATCGCGATACGCGTCGTTGTAGGTGCAGGCCATATCCTCGATGACGTACATGCCGCCCGGTTTAACCCACCGCCAGCAATGCGCGAACACGCCTAAGATATCTTCAGCAATATGGCTGCCGTCATCGATCACCAGGTCAAACTCGGGGCCGTAGTCAATTTCGCGCGGATCTTTCACCGTGATCGTGATGTTCGGCATATCCCTGCATAGCGTTGCGCACTCGGGCTGAATATCAAATCCGTCAATTTTGGCCGCGGGTAAATAATTACCCCACATGCGCAAACTGGCACCACACGCGACACCGATTTCAGCCAAGCGCAGCGGGTGCGTCAGCCGATCTTTTACCCCGATTTCGGGCAACAGCGTTTCGTAGATTTTCGTGTAGCGGTGTTTGATCGAGCCTTTGTCTGACCCGTAGAGATCCGCAAGCCCCTGGAGCGTGACTTGCGTAAGGTCAACCTCACCCGTTTGCGGGACGTATTCTGCTGGGGTGACGGTATCGAGATATCGTCGGATTCCGCCTCTTTCCGGGCCTCGTTGATGCAGCGAATTAACCATATTTTCCACCATATTATATTGCCTTTGAAATAGTTAAGTGGCGGAACTCTCATGCGGTTCGCCTCGTTTGCGAATGGCATCGGCAGCAATATCTAATTTGAAGCGTTCGCATGCTTTAGCGCACTCCTCGCGCTCAATGCCAATAATCATGTCGGTGTATTTTTTTAACGCAACCTCGCCCATTTCAACGTGCCAGGCGCCGCCGTAATTTTCTAATGCTGCGCCTGCTGCGTGCGCGGCTTTAATCATTTCATTGCGGGTCATTAATCACCTCCCGCGCGGATTTTTGCTGCGACCAACGGCGCAGAATGCTGATCGGCAATGTCAGCACAAATGTTACGTTCCATTTGAGCGACTAATTCGCACAAATTCCGCAAATGATGGTCGGTCAACGTGTATTGCTTTTTTGTTTCGGAAACGCATTCCATTGCTAAAACTGTGTTGATGATTCGATCGTATTTTGTGTTGTATTTCATGCGCTCGCCTCCGCTCGATCTTTCAATCGTTTTACGCCACCAGGGCCAAAAAAACAGATCACCATGGTTGTTAAATTTGGATCGTTAAGCACCTGGGCGGCATCCACTTGGCGCAGCTCCTTGGCGATAACGCCTTTCAGCCAATCCAGTTTGTCATCGGTATCGAGATCGCGCTCGATGGTATATCGCGACCAAAGCCCGTCTGCGAGTTTCAACCGGCCAAACGGCGTGTCTTTGATTTCATCCCAGTGCCGGGCTGCGCGCTCTTTCTGGGCCGTAAACGCAGCGTCATCGGCCTGGATCTGCTCGGCGGACTTTTTCGGCTTTTCGCCAGGCTGCAATTTTGCGCGTTTCGGCTCGAATAAGCCCTGCCACTGATTGGCAATGGACTGATCAACCACCTCTGCCTGGTCCGCACCAAACTTCGACAGCTTCAGCTGCATGGCCTGTTCGGAGGCGGGTTTGATCGGTTTGCGGATTGCTTGTCGATACGCTTTCCAACGTTCCCAAGCATCCTGGTCAAGGTTTTCTAGCATCTAACGTTTCTCCCGAGGTGATGACTGATGGTGGACTCTGCACGGATTTAAGCGGATTACGCCTAGATCAAATCGTGCAGATCTGTGACTGACGGAGCCACCCTGCTGCGGTCTACTTTTGCCGGTTTCCCGGTGCCATTCGCGCTTCTCCGCTCTACGCTGCGCGCCCAAGGGCTGGCCGCCCCGGCTTGGGTTTGAGGTTTCCTGCGCGTTGTTGCCCCGACCAGGATTCCCGAGCTGGGAGGTGGGGGTGTTTGACAGCTACCCTCCCGAGCAGCTATTTTCCCGTCACCTCGACTAGCATCCCGAAGGTAGAGCCTCCTCCCGGCTCCGTCAAGCCCCCGAGCCCCCCTCGGGGGTTTTTCGTTTAAAGCCGTATAAACCGTCATTAAACGCGCCTGGAACGCCCTGGACGCCCTAGGAGGTCCCTGGCCTGGTATGCCCTAAGGGGTGGCAGTACGCCGGCCCTAAGCCATTTGAGCACGGCGGCATCGGTGACCCCGAATGCCCTGGCGATCGCCCGCTGGCTGCCGTAATGCTTGAGTAGGTCTTGAGGTGTCATTCCGGCATTTTACCGTAGTTAAAAAAAAGCGCGCAAGGTGTTGCATCCCTGCTTTACTTTGGTAAAATATCCGTGTCGAGAAAACTAACAAAACCAAGAGAGAGGTTTGTATGTTTGTTAACGAATGGCTCGAATATGCGGAAATTAAAGCCGAGGAGGCTTATTACGATGCCCTGGCGTCGTTAGGGCTATGTCTTAGCTGCAAAGGCGAAGGCGACCACGGCATCGAGGAAGAAAGTGGCTTGCCGTATGTTTGTCATCGTTGTGGCGGCACTGGCGCTTACCACCCGTAAACCAAGAGAGAGGTTTTTATGAAAGTTGGTCAAATCATTGAGTTGTCGATTGGCAAGGTCCGCATTATGAAGGTTCATCCATGCGGCACTTATGATGTGGAATGCGTGAAAACGGGCAATTGGTTCCGTATCACCGGGTACCGCACTCAGCGGTTAGCAAGTTGACTTCTTGCTTTACCCTGGTAAACTATAGGTGTTGAAAAAACACACAACCAAGAGAGAGGTTAGTATGAAAACAGAACGACATATCCCCACTGGTTATTCCCTGGTGTACATCCATGAAGGGACGCAGCTCCTGGTGTACCAAAAAGAATTTGGCGGAAAACTCCACGCCATGGCATTTAAGGGAAAAGCTGGCAAACCAACCTGGTGGCACATGTTTAGAAACCAGGGTGAAATTCAGAAAAAGATCGAAGAAACGGTGAGCGGGCTCGAAGCCTGGGAAGCCAAAAAACTCGAGCGCCGCGCCAAGCAGCATGCACCGCACACGCTAAAGGTTGGCGAGATCCTGCGGAGCAGCTGGGGTTGGGAGCAAACCAACGTGCAGTATTACCAGGTGGTTGGGGTAACCCGTAATTCGGTAGCGCTGTGCGAAGTGGCTCAGAACACGATAGAAACCGGGTTTATGAGTGGTGAATGTACCCCGGTGCCAAACAGTTTTATTGGCAAAGTGTTTAACCGAAAGGTGAGCATGGCGTCGGGTAGCCCGAGTGTAAAAATTACCAACAGCGAGTGGGCATACCCCGAGCAACCGCTGATGGAAGTAAACGGTCAGCAAATGTTTAAACCCCGGTATTTCAGCTATTACGCTTGATTGGGTTGGTTTACCCTGGTAAATTTACATCATCAAATAACCAAGAGAGAGGTTACAAAAATGTCGTTTCGCAAATCCAAACCTGTTACTTCTGGCATGGCAGATGGTTTGATTACTTGCATGGGCGTTACTTGGAGCGTTGCGATTTATTGGTACGTTGACGAACTATTTGACGATACCGAAATCGAATCGGCTTACCTAACAGATCACTACGACGCCAGCGGCAACCGTCTTGCCAAGCACTTCATTCAATTAAACATTAGCGAATTAAAAAAAGACGAACTGGAATCGTTGTTAGTCATAGCGAACGAAGATCGCGCTAACAGTTATGACGATTCCGCCGCCGATCGCGCGTATGAAAACTGGAAGGCGGACCAGCTGTGAAGCGCGCAACGTATTGGCCGCAAATCATCGGCTTAATTTTAATTTACCTGGTCGCATGCGTAATCGAGCCTTGCGACGGGCACGGCTGTGATGCCGAGGTGACCCATGCCCGACGATGATGATTTTTGGTGGTGGCAGCAAGATCTGGAAATGCAGCGCCGTGAGGAGGAGCTGCTCAAGGAACTGGCCGCATTAAACATGACGCTGGCAGAACTCCAGCACGAAATCGAAAAACTAGAGAGGTTAAATCCGTGAAATCAGAAACAATTGGCGCCCTGGCAGCTGCGTTATCCAAAGCGCAAGCGCAAATCAGCGGTGCGGTGAAAGATTCCAGCAATCCGTTTTTTAAAAGCAAATATGCGGATCTTCAGAGCGTGTGGGAGGCGTGTCGCAAACCGTTAACCGACAACGGTTTGTCGGTGGTGCAAACAACCGAGGTTTACCAAACTCAAGGGTTGATGCTCCGCACCACATTGCTGCACTCGAGCGGTGAGTGGATTTCTGGCGATATGCCGGTATTGGCAAAGGATGCCAGCCCCCAAGCCCAGGGCAGCGGGCTGACGTATGCCAGGCGGTACGCGTTAGCGGCCCTGGTCGGAATCTACCAAACTGACGATGACGCTGAGGCGGCGCAAGGTCGCAAGCCCGAGGGGCCCAAGTTAGACAACGATGTAATTGGTTTAATAAACGCCGCGGAAACACCCGACGCACTGACCAAACTTTACAAGCGCTTGAGCACTGAGCAGCGGATGGCGCATATCGATTATTTCACCGCACGCAAAAAAGAATTGGGAGCCAAATAATGCAACAAGGATCACAGGAATGGCGGGAGGCCAGGCTCGGAAAAGTAACCGCCTCGCGAATCGCCGATCTGATGGCAAAAACCAAAACCGGGTACTCCTCGAGTCGCGAGAACTACATGGCGCAGCTGATCTGCGAGCGGTTGACGGGCAAAGTAACTGAAGGCTTTACAAACGCCGCCATGGAATGGGGCACACAAACCGAGCCCGAGGCTCGAGCGGCGTATAGCGCTCGCACCGGCGAATTGGTCGAGGAGGTGGGGTTTATCTGCCACCCGACGATCGAGGGCGCAGGAGCCTCGCCCGATGGGATTGTGGGTGAAGGCCTGGTGGAACTGAAGGCACCTAATACCAGCACTCACCTGGAATACATTTTTGCGGGCAAACCGCCGGCAAAATACGTTGCGCAAATGCAGTGGCAAATGTGCGTGACCGGCAGGCCGTTTTGCGATTTCGCCAGCTACGACCCCAGGCTGCCCGAGCACTTGCGGTTATTTATCAAGCGCGTGCCGCGGGATGACCAATACATTGCGGAGATCGAGGCCGAGGTCCGCAAATTTTTAAGTGAAATGGAAGAAAAGATCAGCAAATTGCAGGAGATGACGCTATGAATCAGTACGACACCCCTTACGACAAAACCAACAAAGGCGCGTTGTTTAAAGCAAACAACAAGCGCTCGGAAGAATCGCCCGATTACCTCGGCAATTTAAACGTCGAGGGCAAAGAGTGGAGCGTTTTTGGCCGTATCAAAAAAGCGCAGAAATCGGGCAAAACGTATATGGCGTTGTCGATTGCCCCGCCTCGGAACCCTGCACCGCAACCTCAGCGGCCGCCGGAAGATCCGTTCAACGACGATGATTTTTGATGAAACGCATTTTTCCTAAAGGCACCTCGGGCGATCAAATCGTGCAAGCCGTTAACACAATGGTGCGCGGAATCACGCTCGAGATGCCCTGGCAAATTACGTTTGAGCCCTGGCGTAAACCGCGCTCGAATGCGCAAAACAATTATCTGAATGGGGTGGTGTATCCGATGATCCTGGAAGCCGGTGGTGAGCTCCTGGGCGGTTACACCCGCCAGGATCTGCACGAATACATGCTCGGCGAATGGGGAGGCTGGGAAACTTTAACAGGGCTTGGCCGCCCGCGCATGCGACCGCTGCGGCGTAGTAGCAAATTGACCCGAGCCGAATTTACCGATTTTCTATATTTCATCGAAAACAAATGTATTGAACTAGGCATCGGTCCATTGCCCGAGCCTATTTACCGGGAGGATGCGTAATGAATCTTGAGTTATTCCCGCCGTATCAAAAACACTCGGAGCCGTCGCTCGAGGCCGCGGTAACGATAAAGCCTGCCGCGACCAAATTGCGTGACAAGGTTTTTGCTTACGTTTTTTCGCAAGGCAAACACGGCGCAACCGATGATGAGATCCAGGTTGCCCTAGACATGAATCCGAGCACCGAGCGACCGCGGCGCGTTGAGTTGGTGGAATTGGGGTTAATCATGCGCGCGCCGATGAACCGCAAAACGCGGACCGGCCGCCAGGCATCGGTATGGATCGCCAGTGCTCCGTAAAGCTGCAAAAGGCCGCGGCTGCCTGGTTCGTTTGCCGCACATCTGCAATTTCAACAACGAAACGGTCGTGCTCGCGCATTTGCGCTTAATTGGCGTTTCGGGCATGGGCCAAAAATCGCCGGATCTTCTGGGCGCCTGGGCCTGTAGTGCTTGTCACGACGAAATCGACGGCCGTACCCATAAAAGCAAAATGACCAGGGATGAACTGCGCCTGGCGCATTTCGAGGGCATGGCGCGCACGATTATGCAGCTGCAGCAAGAGGGCTTGATATGACGATCGAGGAACTGACCGAGATTGAACTGACGTTGCGGGAGGCGTTCCGGCAGGCACTTTATGCCTGGCGCGCCGCCAGCGAGGCGCTCGAGCAAGCCAAGGCCAATTTGCCATGACGTTCCTGGTCAACACGCCTTACACCCCTTGCCTGGTGCGCAATGAATTCCTATGCGACCAGAAACGCGGGCACGGTGAGTTTACGGAAGCCACCGTGTTTGCTTTTAGAGCGGAACCGGCCAGGGTGCCCATGTTTCAGCTTATGACGGCCCAGGGAGCGCAATGGGCGCGTATCCCTATCCATGCCCTGGCAACCAAACCGTGCCCTGTAATGGCTTTACAATTGGCCTGCTGGTGGGATTCCTTTAGCCGCCACTGTACGGTTACCGAATTAGAGTTTTTGCGTAACCACCGCGTCCAGGCCGTTGGCCGAGACGGCATCAAACGCCCAGGCGTCTACCTGTTTACCGTTGCCTGGTGCAATGGCGGTTGGGCGGAGATCAGCAACCAGAGCAAGGATCATCACATTATCGCCCTGGATAGCGGGCCATGGATTGCCTACCCGAATAACAAACTTTTATGGTCTGATCCAAGTTGGATCGACCAGGAATTGCCCCAGGGTTGGGAATCTCCCTCTGACAATTACTCGGTGGAGGCTATGCCATGAACATGTTGATTTTGATGATTGAATGGTTGTTATTAAAACGGCGTAATGATGATTGGCGGTACGTTTCTGAGCCACCCAATTGGGCCTGCCGGCGTCACGGCCTGGATTATCTGTAATGCCGGATGATGACGATGAGGCTTTTGAGCGTGAGCTGCAGGCCGCGCCCTGGGCTTATGGGCAGCAAACAGATCTTTCGGCGGATGTAGTGCTGATCCGCATGCGGCGAGCCGGGTTAATGCGCGAGGCGCAATGGCTGGAGCGGCTCCTCGAGGAGCTCAATCGATAACCGGCATCAAGTTACCCGGCGCCACTCCGCTCGGCCGTCACCCCTCGAGAAATGCGGGGTATCGACCAGCTTTAATCCATTCCCGCCCCAGGAATTCAGCGGATGCAGGCTTTCCCAATACGCACCGATCGGCGCCAGGGTGTTTTTGTCGTACACCAGCTTGTTGTCGCGAAAGAAATTAAGATCTACTGCCCGGCGCGACAAATGCAGGCTGTTCATTGTCTTGGAGCGGCCGGTTTTAACGTAAATCTGTTGTTGCTCGGCACTGCGGTACAGCTCACCGCCCGTAACCGTAAACCCCATTTCGGTCGCTTTCTGGATCAATTTGCACATATCCAGCAAGAATGCAGCCTGCTCGGTTGCCAGGCTCATTTGTTTTTAATCTCCATGACCTTCTCAACGGTGCGGCCGCCAAAGTACGCCAACATGACGATTTGCCCCCACTGCCCGAGCAGCGTGACGTAATTAACATTGGCGTCCAGGCCAAATGCTGACATAAGCGCGAACACGAAATAGCCGGCCAGGATCGCAATAAGCGTCATCGGCCGGATGTTTTTCGATAACCAAGAATCCGAGGCCATGTCGGCCTTCCAGCGATCGGTTACCGCCTCAGAATCAATTTTTATCGTTTCAATATCGAGCTTGTTTTCCTCGAGGCGCAGGCGCAGCAGCTCCTCCTCGTGCTCCATCTCTTTTATTTTCAGTTGAGCGATCTGCTCGGGGCTCATGTTAGGCGCCAGTTTGACGCCAAGTTTGTCCTCAACAAACGCCTGGCCTTTTGCCATCACAGCATTGGCCACCAGGCCAAGGCCGTTTTGCAAAAGCGTTTGAATGATCGGCAGCATCAGCGCTGTAGAGCTTCCAACAGCATGACGGTGGTGGCCGCTAGAGCCGTCAGCAACAACACAATGGCCGTACCGCCGCCGGTAATTAAAATCCGCTCTAAACGTTTGAGCCGCGCGTTAATGGCTTCGTAGCGCACCGCGCAAACGTCTATGTGCGAGGTAACAGTTACCTCGAGCTCTTGCACGGTTGTCATGCTGCGCCCATCGTGACTTCAACCCATGCCTGGGCAGCTTCGTCCCAGGAATACATTTTGCCGTCGGTCGGCATCGGGACAGGTGCCTGCCAATCGGCGTTCGCGTCCAACGTCCACGACGAATACGGCTGCGGGGCGACAAACGCATCAAGGTCTGCGCGGTAGGTGTAACCGATCCCGGCATACCGCTTACGGATGTTGCCGTTATAACTGGTTTGCACCCAGTTTCCGCCGAACAGACGTTCACAGAACGCCTTGCCGATGGATTCCTTTTCCACGCCATTCGCGTCTGCGGTGTCTTTGTTGGCGACAACGATGACGCGAAGAACCACGCCGTTGCTGTCTAATTCTGCGTAATGCGCCATGTCAGTCCCTCAAATGCAATGCGGTCAGCGATTCTTCGCTGCCAGCCAAACCTACGGGAAACGTGTTAAACGAAAGACTAATGCGTTCATCGCCCTGCACGGTTTCCACCATGTGCGTAAGGCTCGACGGAAACAACAGCATCTCGCCGGTTGCCGCCTCAAACCACCACGACTCGCTGTTGTAGAGGTTCCAGTTGTCCGTGGTCAGTTTGATCTGCTGATAACCGTCGCGGTAAAAGTAAATCTTGTCGCGTTCGCGTGCGGCTTTGAAATACAGCACGCCGCTAATAAACGAATTCGGGTGCGCGTGTTTGTGATGAAACTCACCCGGCTTGGTGTAATTCAGCCACGACTGTGTGATGCGGAGCGACACGGCTTCTTTGGGCGCATACACCGCTTTGACGTACTCATCCACCGACGTTTGTGCAAACGCCAAAAGGTTTGCCAGCGTGTCGTGACGCAACACATAGCGGTCGTTGCTGGTCGTGTTGCCCATGTTCTTGTGCGTCGGTTGCGCGGCAATAAAGTCAGATTCCTCAGTCGTGAAATCACGGCCAAGTGTGAACTTGCCAACGGGCGTTGGGAATATGCCGTGTAGGTTCACGAATTCATCGCCTGTTCAACGCTTGCCAGTTGCGCTTCCATTTCAGCCTTTTGCTCGGGCAAATAAATGGTGTTGATGCTTTCTTCAAACGCTTTAATCTTCTCGATCACATCAAACACTTCGTCAATGCTCGGCTTCGGGCGCGGGTCTTCCCACCGCGTAAACCCAACACCGCCCGTGTATTCCCACTTTGCGCCCGGACGCAGCAAGTGCATGGCGACGTTGATGCCAACCAGTTGATACGCCTTTGGGTTAGTCGGTTCGCTCATCAGTTCACCTTCAAAATAACAATGCCGGAGCCGCCGGTACCGCCCGTTGTATTTGGCGTTCCAGAATATCCTGCTCCGCCACCACCACCGCCTGTGTTGGCGGTTCCTGCAGTTCCAGCGCCCGATGAACCGCCTGCGCCACCGCCGCCAGACCCACCACTACCAGCCGAAATTGGCGCATTTGTGCCGGCAGTTTTTCCGCCGCCGCCACCGCCTCCAGCGTATGTGACGCTGCTGCCAGAAAGCGTTGAAGCCGTGCCTGCGCCGCCATTTCCAGATGAACCGCTTGCAGCACCATTCGGCCCATTTTGACCGGCAGCACTTGCTCCGCCTCCACCGCCGGCTGCGATTTGATACGTTGTATCAGTATCTCCGCCTTTGTTGCCTTGCGACGGTGATGTTGACGGGGTATTGCCATTTGCGCCGGTATTCCATGCCCCAGAACTTCCCGTTCCTGCCGCGCCGCCGCCAGAGCCGCCAGCACCGGCAGCGACGTTGTTATTACTTCCACCACCACCACCACCGGCTGATGTGATGGTGCTAAAAACAGAGTTAGAACCAGATGATCCTGCATTGCTGTTGTTTGAACTGCCCGTGCCGCCGCCGCCAACCGTTACAACGTAAGCCGTGCCTGCCGTAACACTAAATGCCGTGCCGGTGCGGAAACCGCCCGCTCCACCGCCACCGCCTATAACAGAACCACCACCACCACCACCCGCTACGACAAGGTAATCCACCGTCGTTGCGCCAGTCGGTGCAGTCCACGTTGCTGTGGACTTAAAGGTGATCGGAGTGCCGGACGCCATAGCGTAGGAAAGGATGACAATGCCGGAGCCGCCTGCGCCCGACGCAACACTTGATCGGCTTCCACCGCCGCCACCGCCTGTGTTAGCCGTGCCATCAGTCGCATTAACTGGCGCATTTCCTGCGCCTTGACCGCCACCGCCTGTCCCGCCCGGCGAGGCTGGTGCGCCAACATTTCTGCCGCCGCCGCCACCCGCATAAGTTACAGACGATCCGCTAATCGTTGATGCGGTGCCATTTCCACCGCTGCTTTGTGCGCTAGTGCCGCCAGCCTGTCCTGCTCCACCGCCGCCACCGCCCCATCCGTTGTCGCCCACTTCGCCACTATTGCCCTGCGAGGGGCTTGTGGAAGGCGTATTACCGGGGCCACCCGTCCCGCCCGGTGAACCAGAACCACCGCCGCCAGAACCGCCGGGGCCACCTGCAACACCGGGAGACCCGCTGCTTCCCGATCCGTAACCGCCACCCGTGCTGGTAATGGTGCTAAATACGGAATCGCTGCCTTTGTTTCCGTTGCTAATTAGACTGTTTACTGATGCGCCGCCGCCGCCAACCGTTATTGTGTAATCCGTTCCGGCTGTGACGCTTAATGCGGTGCCTGTACGGAAACCTCCCGCACCACCGCCACCGCCCGAAGAGTTGCCGCCAGAACCACCACCCGCAACAACAAGGTAGTCAACGGACGTAACGCCGGTCGGAGCCGTCCACGTTCCTGAGGCTAGGAACTGCTCGATGATGGTGTAGTTGCCGCCGCCTACGACTTGCCCCAACAGCATATGAAATATGCCAGACATGGCTTAACTCACGTTGCCGCTAACGACGCAGACCGTGCCGCTGATAAATAGGATCGTTGCCACGCCGCGAGTCGCTAGCGTGAGGGTATCTTTGTCGGTATTCGTGCCAGCGATGTAAGCCGTCGTGATGGACATCGTCATCGTGATGCTGCCCGACGTATTGTTGAAGATGGACACTACATCGCCTGCGGCAAACGTGCTGTTTGGCACGGTAATGCTGCCGCTAGTGCCGACGCCGACAAACTTGCCGACATCGGTTGTGGCAAGCGAGTATGAGGTTGTTTTGTCCGATCCCGATTGCGGGATGTTGCGATAACCGACGTTGTTGGTGCCGTCAGCGGTGCAGTTAGACAAATTGCCCGAGGTCGGCGTACCCAATACAGGGGTTGTCAGCGACGGGCTAGTGGACAGCACCACGCTGCCCGAGCCGGTGCTGGTCGTAACGCCTGTGCCGCCATTCGCAACAGGTAGCGTGCCGGTCACGCCAGAAGCAAGGTTGACCGTGCCGAGCGTCTGCTTGAGCGAACCGTAAGTGTCAAACGTGCCGTCCGTCGTCCAAGTGTCACCAACCGCCAGCGTGACTTTGGCAATGGTTCGGAGCGTGCTGCTGTTGTTGTAGGAAATCGTCAGCGTGACGGCGGCGGTGTCTTTGTTCTCGATGGTGATGTTTTTCACCACACGCCTGGTGCTCGAGGCCGGAGCTGCGACCAGGGTGACGCTCGAGGTGCCGTTTAGCGCACCATCGTTGGCACCCTCGGTAAACGCTGACCCGGTATCGTCACCGTAGGCCGACGTAAAATCGGGGTTGGTAGTCGCCGCCGCGCCGGACATGGCGACGACGATGGATTTTGTGGTTGCGTCAAGTACAAGGATGCCCATGTTTCTTTACCTCAAGAGATAAACCATGCGAAGGCGTTGCTGCCGCCGCCACCGCCGCCGCCAGATTGGGCGACCCATGACAAACTGCCTGCGCCGTCTGTCCTCAAAACATATCCCGCAACACCGTCCGCATTCGGCCAAGTATACGTCGCCGATCCTGCCGATGTTTGCGCGATAAACCCAACGTATCCCGATGACGCACCGACAAACCGCAAGGTTGCGGCATTTGCCGATGCGATTGATGCGCCCGTCGCCGTTAACGTAGAGATGACAGCGGTGCCGATATTGGCCGAGCCAATAGACACCGAGGCAATCGTGCTGATGACCGCTGTGCCAATGTTGGCCGAGGCAACACTCGCCCCAGTAGCCGTCAGCGTTGTGATAACGGCATTACCCGCGTTCACCGAGGCAATGCTGCCGCCGGTGATCTGCGCGTTGCCGAGATTTGCCGAGGCAATGCTGGCCGACGTACTGGTGAGATTGGTCACCGTGCCGGTCGTAAACAGCGCCACCGCACCGTTGATAGAAGCCGCCGAGGCGTTGGCAACGTCCAGCCGCCCCATGTTGGCCGAGGCGATAGATGCCCCGGTCACGGTCATCGTAGTGACTACCGCCGTGCCGACATTGGCCGAGGTGACCGATGCGCCGGCTGCGCGAAGGTCTGTGATGTTCGCCACCCCAACATTAGCCGAGGCGACCGATACACCCGTCAGCGTCAACGCCGTAATGTTGGCCGTGCCAAGGTTGGCCGAGGCGATAGAGGCGTTGGTAGAGGTGAGGTTCGTCACCGTGCCGGTGGTGACCAACGCCACCGCCGCGTTGATTGAGGCGACCGATGCCCCTGTGGCGTCTAGACGCGTCACCAGGGCGGTGCCGATGTTGGCCGATGCCACCGATGCGCCTGTGGCCGTCAAGCCCGTCACAACAGCTGTGCCGACGTTTGCCGAGGCAACCGACGCGCCCGTAGCGGTCATGGTTGTGATGACGGCATTGCCGAGGTTGGCCGAGGTAACCGAAGCCCCTGCCGCTCGCAGATCGGTGACGTTTGCTACGCCAAAGTTGGCCGACGCTACCGATACGCCCGTAAGGTTAAGCGAGCCGATGTTAGCTGAGGCAATCGAGGCGCCTGTTGCCGTGAGGCTAGTAACCGTCGCCGTCGTAAGCAACGCCACCGCGGCATTGATTGAGGCAACCGAGGCACCCGTTGCGTGTAAATTTGTGACGCGCGCGTAATCTGCGTTTGCCGAGCTGATCGATGCGCTAGTTGCCGTGAGCGTAGTAATCGCTGCAACGGTTGCGTTAATGCTCGGCGTTGAGACTTCCGCCAAGTTGCTCTTGCCGGTAACCGTTAACGTGCCGTTAATCGTGGTGTTACCAAAAGAATTGGCCGCGTTAATCATCTGGAAGCGCGTACCGTCGTACACCACCATGACGATTTCGCCAGACTGAATATCGCCCGCGATCAGCGCCGTGCTGCCATCTCGAGCAACCGCTTTGGCGCCCAGGCTATTGATGTTGAGCGTTACCGCGCCGGTATTTGTGCCGGCAGCCACCCAATAAAACATTTGCCCGGCTTCATACGCCGTCAAAACAGGCGACAAAGTGCCCGTAATCGTGTCAGCGCCGCTGACCGAAATCAGCTTGCTCGAGGTGGATTGCACCTGGCTGAGGTTTGCGGCATCTGTTGCCAACGTACCAGCCGCAAGCCCCGTGAGCTTGTTGTTGCCCATCGGGATATTGGCAGTCGGCGTTGTTTGGCCATCTTTCGTAATACACGTTGAAAGCCCTGTTGCCAGGTCCGCCGTCAACGCGTTAAACACGGTCGCCGAAATGATCGTATTGGCTACAACCGGCTGGCCAGCCGAGTTGATGACAAATGTACCGCTACCATTAAAGCTCATGCTGAGATCCTCTTATTCCTGAGCGGCGCCGTAAGCCCCAACACGCCCTGCAGCCTGGCGACCCAATGCTTGCCCCGCTGCTCGCCGACGCATGAATTCTTCCATGTTCGTCAATTCAGCTTGAGCCGCATCTCCACGCAATAACAAGAGGCGCGCCAGGCGGTTGCGCTGATCCTCGGGCATTCCGTAACCCGCAATTTTTTGCTGTGCCATGCCAAGTACGCCAACCGGGTTTGTAGTGGCCGATTGCGCCGCCTGCAACATATCGAATTGATCTTTCTGATCCGCCGCTCGAGCTTCGCGCCCAAACGTTTGCGAGCCGCGGCCAGCGCGTTCCACCGCTTT